TAAAAAATACGTTTTCAGACCATTTATTCTGATAATGAAATTGAATTTTGTTATTGTACAAGATTTGATTTAAGATCAGAAAATAAACGTTTGAGAAAATTAGGCGTAAAATTTAAAAGAACAATTTATCGCAATATATCAAAAGAAATTTTAGATAGATTATAATTTTCTATAAAATTTAAAATTTTTATGATATTTACTGCGTATGGCAAAATACAGAGGCAGAACAGTAAAACTTAACAAAATCATGCGTGGAGACGTTAAGAAATTTAAAGTCTTCGTAAGAAATAAATCAACAGGCAAAATTCAAAAAGTAAATTTTGGTTCTAAAACCATGACAATAAAAAAACATATCCCAGCTAGAAAAAGATCATTTATGGCTAGAATGGGTGGTGTTCTTAAAAAAGTTCGTGGTCAAAAAACTTTAAGTCCTGCATATTGGGCAATCAAGAGTTGGAGATGATAGATAAATATATTTATAAATTTTTAGATTGGTTAGATAGTTGGTCATCATGGATAGATGATATTTTTATTGATGATAAAAAGAAAAAAAAGAAATGAGAGATACAAAAGTATTAGAGCAATTTAAAAAACATACAGAAAAAAAACTAAAAGAAATGAAAATATTTAGATTGCTTAAAAAAGAAGTTGAAACAGGTGCTAATGGTACACAAGACTACATCATCAAACAAGGTCAGAATAAAGGAAAAAATGCCTATGAAGTTAAGCGAGGAAACAAAGGTTAGCACAGACCTTAAATCATTAATCGGAATTATATTTGGAGTTGCTGTTGGTGTATGGGCATATTTTGGTATTGTAGAAAAATTAAATAAACATTCTACTAGACTAGAACTTATGGAGTCTGATCTAGAAAAAAATACAGAATTTAGAATTAAATGGCCAAGAGGACAATTAGGTTCTTTACCAGCAGATAGTGAACAATTTATGTTGATCGAGGATTTATATAAACAAGTTGAAAAATTACAAAACACACAAGAAATGAATATGACCAATAAAGTTAATATTGAGTTTTTACAAAAACAAATGGAAAAAGCATTAATAGATATTGAAAAATTAAAAGACTCTAATAGAGAAATCAAATATACTAATGGTAATGGAGATTGGCCAAAATGATAGAAGCAGTAGTATCAACAGTTGTAGCACTTTGTATGTTTGTAGGTGGAGTTTTAACAGAACATAGAATTCAGCAATCAATGTCAGATTGTCTCAAAGGTAAAAGACTTGCAGAACGTGATAAAAGTAGTAATATCCAATACATGTGTGGTAAAGTTGAAGCAGAACTTGAAAAAAACATTGATGGCTCTTTGGCTATTAAAAAGATAATAGAACCTAAATGACGGAACACAACCAACAAATAGATTTTATATTATCAGCAAATAAGCAAAAGAGATTTGAGAATAAAAATAAAGGTGATGCTGATCTTGAAAAAAGAATAGAAACTTTAGAAAAAGAAACTGACACACTTAAAACTTGTATTGATCTTAAAGATGTAGAGATACAAAGATTAAATGCAGAAATAAAAAAATTAAAAGAGGAAGCACAGGATATGCTTTTATATCCGTAATTATGACAAAGGATTTATATATGATTAATTGGTTTTACAGTTTCCTCGTAAGAGTTTCATACAGATTAATATTTTGGGCATCAGAAAAAAAATCTAGACGAAAGCATAAAAAATGAAATTTGTGTTGGTTTGGCAATTATGCTCTTTATTGGGTAATACTTGCATTCCACCATACACAGATAGAGTTGAATACAAAACATACGTTGATTGTGCCATAGGTGGTGCAGAAAAAGTTATAGAAGTTGCAGAAAAAGATAAAAAAACATTTGACGAACAAAGATTAATGGTCAGATATTGGTGTAATGAAGATAACGCTGACAAACCCGCAACATAAAGTTTCATCAAGTAAAAAAAGATTTAGAGTTTTAGTATCAGGTCGTAGATTTGGTAAAACATATTTATGTATTACTGAAATGATGAAGTACGCATCTCAGGTAAAAAAAAATATATGGTATGTTGCACCAACATTTAAAATGGCTAGAGAAATTGTATGGTCTAAATTAAAAGAAATGCTTTATGATTTTAACTGGGTTCAAACAGTTAATGAGTCAAATTTACAAATAACAATTAAAAATTCTGGTAGCAAAATATCATTAAAAGGTTGTGAAAATTATGACTCACTTAGAGGAACAGGTTTAGATTTTTTAATATTAGATGAGTTTGCAGATATTGATGAAAAAGCATGGACAGAAGTTCTAAGAGCATCTGTTGCAGATACCCAAGGTGATGTACTTATGTGTGGTTCGCCTAAAGGTTTTGGTAATTGGGCTTATCGTATGTATTTAAAAGGCAAAGAAGATATAGAATGGGATAGTTTTCAATTTACTACTTTACAAGGTGGAATGGTATCAAAAGAAGAAATAGAACAAGCAAAACAAGACATAGACATTAGAACATTTAGACAAGAATTTGAAGGAACTTTTGAGAATTATGCTGGTGCTGTTTATTATAACTTTCATGCTATTGAAAATGTTAAAGAAAAAAAGATTGATTGGTCAAAACCATTACACATTGGGCTTGATTTTAACGTAGACCCTATGAGTGCATCTGTTGCTCAAATAGATAAAGATAAAATACATTTTGTTGACGAGATAGTAATTTATTCAAGTAATACTGACGAAATGGTAGAAGAAATTAGAAATAGATATGGTTCAAAACAAAAAATATTTGTTTATCCAGACCCAGCTTGTAGGCAAAGAAAAACATCTGCTGGTGGTAGAACAGATTTAACCATACTTCAAAACGCTGGTTTTAATGTAAAATGTAAATTAAAACATAGTCCAATTAGAGATCGTATCAATGCAGTTAACTCAAGACTTAAATCTGCTGACGGAAAGCGTTATATTTATGTTAGTCCTACTTGCAAAATTATGATAAAAGGATTACAAAGGCAGATATACAAAGAAAATACAAATATTCCTGATAAGGAAGAAGGCTTTGACCATATGAATGACTCAATAGGATATTTAGTTGAAATAGTAAAACCACTAATAGCTCAAACACTTCCTTACAAACCAAGTAGATGGACTCATAAATAATGGCATACTCTAGGGACGATATTTTAGATACACATAAAGATTACAAAGAAACTGTAAATCTATGGGAATATTATATTCGTAGTTTTAATGGTGGTTACGACTATATGGTTGGTCAATATTTAAACAGATACAATCTAGAATTAGACAACGAATTTAACCAAAGACTTGCTAATACTCCTTGTGATAATCATTGTAAAAATATTATTCAAATTTATTCATCATTTTTATTTAGAGTAAAAGCTAGTAGAGATTTTGGTGCTATGGCTGATGAACCAAGCCTTGAAAATTTTTTAAAAGATACAGATTTAGACGGAAATAGTTTTAATTCTGTAATGAAACAAGCACAAATATATTCATCTATTTATGGTCATTGTTTTTTAATATTAGATAAACCAAAAATTACAACAAACACAAGAGCAGAAGAATTAGAACAAGACATCAGACCTTATCTATCAATAATCACACCAGAAAATGTTTTAGATTGGAATTTTAAACGAGAGATCAATGGAAAATATAGTTTAGATTATTTAAAAGTTAGAGAAGAAGTTGATCGTAATGGTGGAACTTACATGAGGCTTTGGTACCCAGATAGAATTGATACAGTTTATATGGAAGACGAAAGAACAGAGCCTAGAATAATAGATACTGCCGATAATCTGATTGGCAAAATTCCAGCAGTAATTTTATACAATGCAAAGTCACATAAACGAGGCATTGGTCAATCAGACTTAGTTGATATTGCTGATTTACAAAAATCTATTTATAACGAATATTCCGAGATAGAACAATTAATAAGATTAACTAACCACCCGTCATTAGTAAAAACTCCAAGCGTTAATGCAAGTGCTGGCGCTGGCGCAGTTATTGAAATGCCAGATGAAATGGAACCAAATTTAAAACCTTATTTATTACAACCAAGT